ATGAGAAACGTTTTAGTTGTAGCAGGCGGGACGTCAGGCATCGGCGAAGCAACGGCGCTCTATTTCGCAAAGCGCGAGTGGGATGTTGCAATCATCGGCCGCAACGCAGTGGCTGGCGAACGCATCGAAGGCCAGTTGAACAGCTGCGGCGGCTTCCATAGTTTCTATGAAGCGGACCTCACTGATCCGGAACAAGTCACGCAAGTTTTCGGCGATATCACATCGCGCTACTCACGCTTAGACGCTGCCTTCAACTGTGCTGGAATTCTTGGTACGCCCGCAAATATCCCCGATCAATCGCTGGCTGAACTTCGCCGTGTGCTTGACGTCAATTTGAGCGCGACGTTCCTCTGCCTTCAGCATCAAATGCGGATCATGTCTGCGCAGGGTCACGGATCTATCGTCAATTGTTCGTCAATCGGCGGCGTAGTCGGAATGCCGGGCATCGCGCCATATGTCGCCAGCAAACACGCCTTGATAGGGTTGACCAAGTCGGCTGCCCTCGAAGTCGCGCCGGCCGGCGTGCGAGTGAACTGTGTCAGTCCCGGTGCGACGTACACGCCAATGCAAGAAAAGATGATTGCAAACGATCCAAATCTTGAGGCCAGTCTGGCGCAAAGCCATCCTTTAGGAAGGATTGCACGCCCGGATGAGATTGCGAGTGCAGTATTTTGGCTAAGTGCATCCGATGCGACATTCGTCACGGGAACAAATGTCATGGTCGACGGCGGATTTAGTGCACGTTAAGGAGCGAAATGGAAAAGATTATCATTGTATCCGGGGGTAGTTCCGGCATCGGAAAAGCATGCGTGGACCGCTTCAATGCGATTGAGAATACGCGCGCTATCAATTTTGACTTGACCACTCCGGCGCCAGACCGGCCCACCGATTATGTCTCCGTAGATGTAACGGACGAAGCCTCAGTGGCGAAGGGCGTAGCGGAAGTCTTTGAGAAGTACGGGCGAATTGACGGACTAGTGAACTGCGCCGGCCGTGGCGGTGGCGGCCATGCTCATCAGTTGGAATTAAGCGAATGGTCGAAGATTATTGACTTGAACTTGACCGGCACCTTTCTGCTTTCGAAGCACTGTCTCAAAGTGATGGTCGAACAGCGTTCTGGCGCCATTTGCAACTTATCCAGTGTCGTTGCCCTGCAGACGCTGACTGGAGCAACGCAGTACTCCGCGTCCAAAGCTGGCGTAATAGGTCTCACCAAGACAATGGCCCTTGATTATGCGCGGCTTGGCATTCGTGTTAACGCGATATGCCCCGGATACATCGAAACAGAAGGCGTTAGTCATCTGAATCAGCCGGAGTTGCAATTCTTGCGAGACGAGATCACGTCGTTTCACGCGACAAATCGAAGAGGCCGTCCAGAAGAAATCGCGGCCGTCGTTGCGTTTCTCCTCTCTGACGACGCTTCGCTGGTCACGGGCAGTGTTTTAACATGTGACGGCGGCTGGACTGCCGGTCGCCACGCAGGCAATTTCCTCGAATAATCGAGCAAGATGTCGCTATTCTAGGGGGCACCTACTTTTTAAATAGGCACTTCCGCCGTGCCGCTGATCAACAGTCCGACACACACCGTAACGACACATCCCGCAAGATGCCGGCGATGGACGCTTACCTTGATGAAGATGCCGGAAGAGCGGTACGGGCGATGGATCACAAAAGCCGCACTAGCGGCAGGCGGCAAAGCGGTTGCCATGTTCGGGGATTACAAGAAAAAGGGGCAAAAAAGCTGTCATTTAGACGCCTTTTTGCCCCCTTATACACACCCTGTCATTACGCTGGCATTCGTAACTAGTTGAATGTGAAGGTATTCTGGCGGAGAGACGGTCTGCGAAAAAAGGGGCTGAAACGCCCATCATACGGTGATTGTGGAGTGGATATTTAAAAATTTATACGATTTTTTATACGAAATATTGGCAAATCCGACCCTGTGCTTAATTCATAAATCGCGCCCAATGCCGGCCCCCTCCTCGCCTTTCAGTTAAATCTCCCACGGCGCCGTTCATGCTCCAACGTGGCTTGTCGAGAAATCCGAGTTATTTGGCCATGAACGACAGCGCACGGCACAAACACTTCGATTTATTTGCCTAGGCTCTATTATTACACGTCCACGCCACCAGAATTGCTATGTGATCCGGCTACGAAAGGTCGTCAATCTGACGTCGATATCAAGGGCTAACCCTATAAGAAACCCGATTGCTCGCTAAAATTTAAGGCCTCCGGAAAAGAGTTACCGGAGTCACCGAGTCGATAAAATGTCATATATTTCTTTATTTTCAATGCCTTATACCCATATCAAAAGAGTTACAACAAGGTATCCTAAGAGTAACTGGTAACCTTTTGGATCGGTGACAGAAGTCGAATTCCATTTCCATAAAAATCAAACACTTAGGTTTGCGTACCTTTCTGGTAACTCGTGGTTACCTTTTCGGAGTTACTTTTGATCACATTATATTCAATGACTTAAGTCATGTTTTCTACCCGCGTGTCTCCGGTAACCCTTTTCCGGAGTCGAAATTTTAAAGGGGGCAGGTGCGTATTTTTTAGGGCAGCTCGCAAGCGCAGCGGGTCTTCGGACTAACTGTTCGGTTTCGATGCAGCTCTGTCGCCGAACGCTATCTGTTACGGCCAATGTGGACTGGCCGTGGTACACCGTCCGCTGCATCAAACTGCATCAAAACGCAGCATTTTCTGTATCGCTAAAATCGCCACAAGCCCGCCCAGAATGGGGCTTGAGAGGTTGCTGACGGGTGCATCAAAACTGCCCCCTTTGCAAACGCCGCAGGCGCGGAGGGGACTGCGAAATAGGAGTAGGCATGGGGGGTAGCACTGCACAAGCCGGGTGCCTACCCTCTGCCACATGACGCTGGCCCCCCGAGCGCACACAATCCGCTCTCACACCAGCCACTCCAACTGAATTGCTAACCCACGCAGGCAAAAAAGGCCGCGCACGACTAAGCCGGGCGCGGCCCTCTCCACATTCGCTTTTCTACCGTCGTCTTTCCGAGATTCTCAACCAGTGCATCGCGTAAATATCCAACATTTCGTGACTGTGCCGGTGATGCAACTTCGGACGCCACCCACACCCTCAAACTTTGGTTCCTTAGACTGTTTTAGCGCCTGACGTAATGGGGAATCCAACGATAACTTTATCCCTGCACTATGGAATTTCTTTCTAAGATCAGGCAAGTTGACAGCCAACCTATCAGCCCTCATGGCATGGTCATACGCTATGTCTTGAACGGTAAGTTCATCCAGGGCTCGCCAGAAAGGCGGCAGAATTTCTGCAATCGTGGCCTCGCCCTGCCCCAGTTCTGCAAGCAAGGCGGGTTCAACCCCTCGACGCTTACACATATCAACAAGCATTGCATGGAGCATCCGCCGCTGCGCATGATTTCTACTCTGAATCAATGCATAGGAAAGCCTTTCAATCTCTCGATGCATTCCTCGAAGCGTTTCTGGGGTATGCATCGTACATCCATCGTTTCTGTAAAATCCTTGCTTTCGAAGCGCCGGAAGAACCTCGCGTGTCACCCACCGCCTGAAACGATTTGCCGGAGTGCCTGACGTTACGGCTCCCTTCGATCGGATAATTGTTGCGTAAAGTCCACTCTCAGTCACGATCACCGTTTCCCCCTGACGCCCTATGCGCAACAGAGCCCGTTCATCCTTATCGAGCCGCGCGGCCACCTGACTGGGATTCATGATCGAAAGTGCTCGGCAGATGTCCACAAGGACGAACCATAGCTCCCCGTTTCGCTCTGTAGCGCGAATCACTTGATCTTCAAATCCAAAAGTGATGACCGAGTTCGACATTTCGATTTCCTCATGATATGTAGGAGACATTTAATAGACCCCGGACTCAAAACGCGGACTAAGCATACGACGTGACAAGTAAGCGCACCTTGCCCGATGCGCGGCCGTCCATGCCATTCTTGCAACTCTCTTTATGCCCTACCGTATCAAACCATTCTCGTATATGAATGCAATTACGCGTCTCATGGGCCTAATGGATCGTTAGCTAAATTGCCCATGATTCCGTTCGTGATAGCGGCATACACGCCTGAGTAATCCGCAGCATGTCCGTCCCGCGGCGCCATGATAATTTTGTCCATATCGGGAAGACGGACCTCAATGGCATCTGCGAGCCACTTTATCCAAACGTGATATCGGTAGACGCGCTTCGGCGTCGTATGACGATCGCGCTCTACCGTTATCTGTATGCCAAAGCGCATGAAATCATCCTCGCCGATCCCTTTGAATAATTGTGCTGTAGGCACCTCCGTCATTTCCCCATTCACGACCGCTAACAACCGAACATACTCTGTCAATCCATCACGTGACTCATACCGCTCCGTAGGCGTACCGATCGACTGGGCAAAACCGTCCCGCAATGCTGTCGCCTGTTGATTCATCATGCGGGCAAAAGTAAAGACTCGATCCTGATGTGCCGCATATGCTGCGCACATTTCGTTAAAAGTATGCATTCGCCCTCCCATCTCTGTCAGGATTTGCATTATTCAGCGTTCCAGTGTGGCAATAACGTAAGGTGACTCATCCGGCGACTATCCCGCATGTTTTCAGAATCCGGCTTTTGCAAAGGAAACGGCTTCCACACCAAGTAGATCGTTCACTTGCGCCAGTCGAACCTGTAGCGGCATGATTTCGATGCGCTCAAACACCCCGGCAGCGGTGTCCGGCGTGCCGAAGCCACCCGAATTACTGGGGACAATACCCAGTAACTGCGGAGGCACGCGATGCGCGGCCAATAGGTCATCTCGCGTCACGTTCTTGATGTTGAAAAACTCGTCCTTCGCCGTCACCTCGGAAACCGGCAAAATCTGGATGCCGTCCTTTTTGCCGTTCGGGGCATACATAAACAGGTTCCGGAAGTTGCCCGGCCCCTTGGCGTTGCGCAACGCGTCGCGAAGCATGTCGACGTCCTCCTGCTTCTGCGCAGCATCGGTCATGTACAGGATGAAACCAGCATGGGATCCGTTTTCGTAGTACCTGCGGCGAAATAGTGTGGCCGATTCATTGAGCCAAGCGGCGTGCAAGGCACCAAGGTATTCAGGTAGCCCGTAAAGCTCTTGATTAATGTCCGGTGCCATGACGTGGGCGACCGTCCCTTCGTCAAAGGTATGAGAGACCGAGACGCCATTCAAAAGTACGTAGCGCTTTCGATCCGCTGCACGACGGACGGACTTTGCCGGAATATGCTTAAGCGCAAGAAGGCCCCCTAATCGATTGCGCTGTATATCCAGATACCCATTTCCGAAAATCAGAAAATCTAAAATCCATTTCCCGAAATCCTCCCGGCTCAGCAGCCGATGCGGGGTAAAGTTTGACACCAGCATGTTTCGCTTGAAATAAATCGCGGACGCATGATGAACACCGGCACGAAAGGTCTTCGCGAGTCCCGGCCAGGAGATCGGAGGCTCATACCACTCCCCGGTTGACCAGCATTCGGCGTAGTCGAGTATGTCGGAGCGCTGCATCACCGGGATTGGGTCTCCGAACGTGAACGCCTCGCTTTTTGCCGAAGATTCCCTTGGCCCCTCGGTGAATACCGTCCGCGCTTGCCGTCGTGCAGATCTATTGCCCAATTTCTTTTTCACGTCCATATCTCCATGATTGCCGTATTGCTACCGCTGGCGCCTTCCAACGGTTCGTTATCGATTGCATGTAGGCAGGCCCATGCCAGGTCGGCATGGCCCGTTTCGTCGTTGCGTCCGGCGTCATAAGTCACGCGGGAGCCGCTGCGCGTCATCGTCTTGCGGATTGCCATGAAAGCCTGCGCCAGGTCCGTGGCACCGGCATCAAATTCGAGGCGTCCATTGCGTATGACGGACAATCCCTTGAGTACTAACCGGCCCTTCACTTCCGGCGAATAGTTCAACGCGACCACGCCAGGGTAGAACTGGCGCACGATCTGATAGACACCCTGGCCCACACCCGTCGTGTCAATCGCCATGTAGGCCACGTTGTAAAGCTTGGTCACCTCACGGATCCGCTTGGCTTGCGCCTCGAAGTCAAGTCCCCGAAATTGCACGCGCTCCAAAACGCGAAATTTCCCGCCAGGCACGCAAGGCGGTGCAACCACCACAAGGCCCGCCGAGTCACCGGACAATGCCGGGTCATAACCCACCCATACCGGGCGATAGCCAAAAGGGCGGGCTGCAAAGGGTTTGAAGTCTGCCGCCCACGCGTCCCAGGAATCCACCATGCATCGCTGCAAGTCAGCCAGCGGAAAGATAGATGCGGTGTCGTCGATGAACTGACACAGCAGCAGGTTCGCGTATTCCTCCGCGCTGTATTCCAGACGCAGGTCATCTAGATCAAAAAGGTTGCAACCGCCGGCGATCGCATCTTCCACCGTGACTATCTGGCGCCATTGCCGGTCTTCGCAGAACCGTCCTTGGGCTAGTGCCGCGCGAGAGACATCCAAACGTAGGTGATCCGCTTTGGCGCGGCCTCGGTTGAAATGCGCACCGCTCCAGAACGGAAACGCCTCGTGTCCCATGCTCGACGGCGTTGAAAAGTAGGTCTTCCGCCAACGCTTGTGCATCGCCATGCCCGAGGCGACCTTGTTCAATTGCTTGAAGCCTGGGACCCAAAAGTATTCGTCAAAATAGAAGTTGCCGTGGTAGCTCTGTGCCGTACGCGCATTTGTGCCTAAAAAGTACAGCGTTGCACCATTCGCCAACACGATCGGATCGCCTTTGAGTTCAATACCTGCAGCCTCCTTCGCGAACTGCGTGATGTACTGCTTGAACACGTGCGCCTGGGCTTTGCTCGCGGACAGAAATATCTGATTGCGCCCGGTTTCCAAAGCATCGATGAACGCCTCGCGCGCAAAGTACCAAGTGGCCCCGATCTGGCGAGACTTGAGGATGTTGCGCGTGCGTTGATGGCCCTGCCGATACCACACCTTTTGGTAGTCGAACAGCGAATCCCGAAACGCTTCAATGACCTTATCGCGCTGCTCATCGCTACATCCGTTGCGATCACGCGTTCGCTCGCCTCCGGACCGACCGGTGATATTGGGGTTAAGGTCACCTTCCTTGCCTGTCTCCCCGTATCGCCGGACCCGAGCAAGCCGCTCGACTTGGCGGCCTAACAAATCGATTTCCTTGAAATCGCGACCATCCTTCGCATCTTTTCCAATTAACGCTGCAAGGCGGGTCTCCAATGACGACGCGATGCGATCGACCGGCGACGCGGTCGACCAACTATCGCGACGGCGCCAGGCGTCAACCGTCGGCCGCTTCACTTTCAACTGACGAGCGATCGACGAGATACGCCATCCCTGCCAATAGAGCGCACGGGCAGCATCGCGCAGCGCGGCCGTATGCGCGGCCTGCGCTACGTCGGCCCTCGGTTTTGCGTCGTCAGGAATGCGCGTCATTTCAGTCATGCCGCCGAGCGTACCGGCGTCACGCGCGCGCGTGCACAGCGCCGATTTGTACCGACTTCCGAGACAAATCGAAGTGGTTGAGCACAGCGACCGCACTGTCCAACATACGAGACAACTGAACCGGATCGCCGCAACGCTACCTAACGCGGTTATCGGACATCAACGGAGACAACGCATGGCAAGCAGCACCTCAACCCCTACCGCACGCAGCAAGTTTTTCCGAATCGCTGTCGAAGGCGCGACTACCGATGGCCGCAAGATCGAGCGCGACTGGATTGCCCAAATGGCCGCGGCGTACAGCCCACAGCGCTACGGCGCTCGGGTGAATTTGGAACATCTGCGTGGCGTCATGCCGGATGGACCATTCAAAGCGTATGGCGACGTGATCGCACTCGAAGCCCGCGAGGAAGAAGACGATTTCGAAGGAAAGCTAGGGCTGTACGCGCAAATCTCGCCGACGCCAGAACTGGTAACGATGAACAAAGCGCGGCAAAAGATCTACACCTCGTGTGAGATCGATCCGTCGTTTGCGGATACCAAGCAAGCATATCTGGTCGGTCTCGCCGTAACAGACAGCCCTGCAAGCCTCGGCACCGACATCCTGACGTTTGCCGCGCAACACCCTGATGCGTCGCCGTTCGCCAAGAGAAAACGTTCGCGAGACAACCTTTTTTCAATCGCCACAGAAGCAGAGATCGTCTTCGAGACGTTCTCTCAGGATCGCTCTTCCTACACGCCGGATGACGGCGGCACCGCCTTGCTCTACCGCATTGGCGACATTCTTGGCTTTTCCCGTCACAAATTCGCCCGCGACGACTCACGCTTCTCGGAGTTTGATAAAGCCATTGAAGCCCTGGCTCGCCATGGCGCGCATCAGGGGGACAAGTTGGATCAATTGCAGCAATCGTTTGAAGCATTGCAGTCAGCCGTCGCCAAGGATCGTGAGGCGTTCAATGAACTTCACACGCAGCTCTCCAATACCCGCGACGGGACGTCTGAACGTCCATTGATCACCGGGCAGGACGCCGCACACATGACTGATTGCTAACGGCATCCCCAGCCCTTCCCTCATTCGAAATTGGACATCTAATGCGCCCCGAAACCCGCTCGAAATTCCGTGCCTACCTCGACAATATCGCCCGCTTAAGTGGCGTGCCGTCGGCCACCGAGAAATTCAACGTTAAACCCAGCGTGCAACAGAAGTTGGAAACCCGCATCCAGGAGTCCAGCGAACTTCTTTCGAAGATCAACATCGTGCCCGTGACAGAGCAGCAGGGAGCAAAGCTAGGGCTTGGCGTCGGTAGCCCGATTGCAAGCACCACGGACACGACAAAGAAGGATCGTGAAACGTCCGATCCAACCACACTGGACGAATCGAAATACTTCTGCTCCCAGACGAACTTCGACTCCCATCTGACCTATGCCAAACTCGACATGTGGGCAAAATTCAGCGATTTCCAGATGCGGATTCGTGATGCACTGCTTCGTCGGCAAGCATTGGACCGCATGACGATTGGTTTCAATGGCGAAAGACGCACGCATACATCGGATCGTTTGAAGAACCCGCTGCTGCAAGACGTCAATGTCGGCTGGCTGCAAGCCTATCGTGATCAGGCACGACAACGGGTGATGCGCTCAGGCAAGCAGGCCGACAAACTCATCGTCAACCCGACAGCTGGTGCTCAAGGTGGCATCGTTGGCGATTATCACAATCTCGATGCCTTGGTGGCGGATGCCCTCGCAAGCCTCGTTGATCCTTGGTATCGCGACGATACCGCCCTCGTCGTACTCTGCGGCCGTGCCCTGCTGCATGACAAGTACTTCCCCATCCTCAACCGGCAACACGAGCCGTCGGAGATGATGGCCGCCGATATGGTTGTCTCGCAAAAGCGTATCGGTAACCTTCCCGCTGTCACCGTGCCGTTCTTCCCTCCGAACGCATTGATGATTCAGCGACTGGACAACCTGTCGATCTATTGGCAGGAAGGCGCACGCCGCCGTACCGTGATCGACAACGCAAAACGTGATCGCATCGAAAATTTCGAATCAAGCAACGACGCGTATGTTGTCGAAGATTTTGGCGCCGGCTGCTTGATTGAAAACATCGAAATTGTTGACAAGCATGCGGAAGCACCAGCGAAAGACGCGGCTTAAGTCATGAAGACACCCGCACAACGCCACTTTGAACGCGTCAGCGCAGAGATGGCCGCTGCCAATGCACCCGATGCCGGTTCAATGCAAAACGCCAACGCCTACGAGTTAATGCTCGGGAAACTGCATAGCGACCGCCGCCGTATGCGCGAGGTCGCCTCGATTGAACGTCGGCGCGAGATCAAACGCATGATCCTCCCGGAATACGACGACTATGTGGCAGGCGCGCTCGCAGGCGGCAGAGGAGCGCAAGACGAGGTATTAACGCAATTAATCATCTGGCGTATCGACGCAGGCGATTATGCGGGTGCGATGGAAATTGCCCGTTATGCCATCGCGTATGACATGACGCTGCCAGATCAATTTGATCGACCGCTTGCCACTGCCGTAACCGAAGAAGTTGCCGAGGCTGCACTGGCGGCTTTTAAAGCAGGCGAGCGCTTCGATATCACGCTACTGACGGATCTGCACGCGTTGGTCGCGGCCATCGACATGCACGATCAGGTGCGGGCAAAGCTGCACAAGGCGCTAGGATATGCGCTGCAGGTAAGCGATGGTCCCGAAGCCCTCCTCCATTTACGCCGCGCCGTCGAACTAGACGAACGCTGCGGCGTGAAAAAAGACATCGCCCGCCTCCAGGCCGAACTGGACGCGAGCGCAGCGCGGCAATGACCGCGGATACCGAGCCCTCCGGCAAGGGCGGCGCCGACCGACGAGCCAGCCTGTCTTTGACAGGCAACCCGCTCCGACGTCGGCCCACCGCCCTCCTTCTTTGCTTTTTCTCTGTTGGTTATTGAGATGAGTGCTTTTATCGCCCGACCGACCGTATCAGCAGACGCTGCGCAACTGATCCGTAACGATGGCTGGTTTCCGGATATTGATCTGACAGCGATGCGCGCCGCAATGCGCCTTGACGGCACGGTGACACCCGAGCGGCTGCGCGAAGCCGTGGTCGACGCCATCGGCACCGTGAACGACGAACTGCGCATCTGGCAAGCACGGCATCGCGTGGCGGGGATGGAGAAACTGGACAGCGTGCCCGCCTCGTCCGTGGACGGTACGAGCGTCCTCGTCGCTCGTTATCGTCGCGCGGTCTACCACTTCGCCAAGGCCGACCTGACTGAGCGGTATCGGGACATCGATACTACCCGCGTCGGCGCACACCACGCGGATGAACTGGCGACGACGATCGAGGACACCCGTCGTAACGCGCGATGGGCGATCAGCGATATCCGCGGTGACGCCCGCACGACCGTGGAGTTGATCTGATGCGTGTGCGAACGCAACAGAACGACACCGTCGACGCGCTGTGCTGGCGTCATTACAAGCGCACGGCTGGCGTTGTCGAGACAGTGCTGAATGCAAATCCCGGCATAGCGGACCACGGCGTCATTCTGCCAATGGGCCTCCTCGTCGAGATGCCCGACATGCCTCCCACATCCGCTCATGCGCCCTTGATTCAACTATTCGACTAGGAGATGCCGTCGATGCCAGAACCGAACACCACCACCCTATCTCTGTCGACCGCCATCGGCTTGACGGCCCTCGCGCCCTGTGTCGACGGCAATGCATTGATCGGCGCCTTCGCGGGAGCTGGCTTGGTCGTGGTCACGTCGCGCGAACTCGGCGTCCTCCGACGCATCACTTACCTGTTGATCTCGCTGGCTATGGGCTATTTGGCAGCGCCGGAGGTGGTCGAGCACACACCGGTGAATTCGACAGGCGTCGCGGCATTCTTCGCCGCAGCGCTAGTGATCGCGCTCACGGTGCAATTGATCGACAAGGTGAAGGCGCTCGACCTGGCGTCGTTCTTTCGCCGCGGAGGCCCGTCATGAACGGCATGGCATTGGTCGTATTTTTGGCGAATCTCGCCGCATTCTTACGGATATTGACTTATCGGCCGAATGGCGCCCGTCACAGGCCTCTCTTATCGTGGGTTGCATGGGCCTTGGCGGTTAGCGTCGGCGGCTCAGCCATTGAGTTAGCGCTGCGGCCACGCGTCGTCAGCTTGTTCGATATGGGGAGCGCCGTGATGCTCATGCTTTTTGTGATCGCGGCGCGCGGCAACGTGGCTTGGTTACTCGGGAGGAAGTGAAAGTGTTAAAGCTAGCTTCTATCGACGTGTCAATCACCCATCCCACACATGCCGCGTTACGAAACGTGTTGAATTGCGCGAGTGATACCCATGCTCACTCCTTCCGTCAACACCTGATTAGCAATCGAACGAAGCGCTTGTCCGGCTCCCGCTTTCATCGCGGAAACCAGACGAGACCCTATCGGCTCCGACCTTTCGCTACTTTCCAACGAGACCGGCAGGGCATTCAGCAATACCAAGCCTTGCGGCGTCAGCACGACGTCTGCGTAGCACGTTTCATATATGGATTTATGGCTAAGGTACCCGGCATCACCAAGCCAACCAATCGTTGCAAGAGCGAATGTTGCCTCGGGCGTCAACTCTTGGAACCCTGCGTCGGTCCATTTAAATACCGCATCTTTTCCGCCTTCAATCAGATGCTTCGCGTCGACGAGCTGAGGGACGGGAAATTTCTCATACAGCCTGGCGAAAATCCGACCAGTTATCTCATTGAACGTTTCGATATTGGAGCATGACATGACCACTAAAACCTCCTCATTAGATGTTTGCGGATTTACTGCCAACAGTGAAAGCGACAGCAGCCATCATCATCAGACGTTGATAAGTACCATCGATATGCAAGTCCGCGGCCAAATGGATCGAGTCCGCGCAAAGCCGGTCTGGAAGGCGCTCCTGATTGGCCTTCCATCGGAGCTTATCGCACAGGTCCTCGCGGACGTGTTGAGCGGCGGCCACTACCAGCCCAAGCCAAAGTGTCGCTCCTGTATGCATTGATCGAGCACTTCGAATATTCCCTTTCAGAGCTGCGGCTGATTATGGGGCGCGCCAGTCGCCTTGATAACTAGGCGCACACTTAAAGATCACAAAGCCATGACGCAAAGATTAGGTGACCAAGGTGGGGCAGTCGCACTGCTACAGCAGCGACTGCGGCGTGCGGATTTCGACACGCCTATTACACATGTCTTCGACGACGCCACCGAAGATGCAGTCAAAGCCTTGCAGGAACGCGCAGGACTCGTCGTCGATGGCATCGTCGGCCTGAAGACAGAACAGGTGCTCCGTACCGCTCAGCCCGCCAAGCGCGATTTACGCGACGCTGATCTGCACCAAGCCGCGCAAACCTTGGACGTGCCGATTGCAGCTGTGCGAGCAGTCAACGAAGTGGAATCGCGCGGCAATGGTTTCTTCGCCGACGGACGTCCCGTAATGCTTTTTGAGCGGCACGTGTTCTGGCGACGGCTGGAAGCACGCGCCATCGCACCCACCGTCTACGCATCGGACTATCCGAACGTCCTGGCCAGGACACCGGGCGGATATCAAGGCGGCCCTGCGGAATACACGCGCCTTGGCTCCGCCGCCCTGATCGACCCCGACGCCGCCCATGAGTCCGCGAGTTGGGGCGCGTTCCAGGTGATGGGCTTCCATTGGGAACGGCTCGGCTATGCCAGCATCGAAGCGTTTCTCACCGAGATGTGGCGCAGCGAGTCGGCGCATTTGGATGCGTTCGTTCGCTTCATCAAAGCCGATCCCACCCTGCACGCCGCATTGCGTGGGAAAAAGTGGACAGCCTTTGCGAAGTCGTACAACGGGCCAGCCTATGCGCGCAATCTCTACGACGTTCGGCTTGCACGGGCCTATGACCGATACGCGGATCAAGGAAAGACGGCGACCGCGCGTACGTCGGAGGCGGCAGCATAATGACTGCGATCTGGAATTTACTCGCACGCAGCTTCACCCGCCACGGTGCCGGGTTGGCCGTCGGGTTCGCCATCCTCGCTGCTTCGCTTCTCGCCTATGTGCAAATTACTCACACCGCGAAACGCTCACGGGCCGATGCCGTCGCATTGGGCATGGCTCGTGCCGAAATCGAAGCGCTGATCAAACAGATCGACTTGCGGGTATCGATCATCGAACGACTACAGGCGGATGCGCAGCGCCGGGTTGTCGAACAGCAAGCGCTGTCAAAGACCCAGAACGCTGTCGTCAAACATCGTGACACCGTACGCCAACAACAAAGACGCCTCAATGAAGACACCACCGTTCGCAGTTGGGGCAGCACTCCTTTGCCTGATGACGTTGCCCGCCTGCACAACAGTCCCGCCCTCACCGGCGCTGTCGATTACCTCCAACACCTGCCCAGCCCTCAGCCCGTGCACGATGCCAGCCATGGCGCCACAAACTAACGCTGAACTGAGCGACGCGCTCGACACCGCCCGCGCGGCCTGGGCAGCGTGTGCCGCTCAGGTGGATGCGATCGTGCAATGCCAGGCACGCGACGCCGAATCAGGACTAATACTGTGAAAAAACCGCAAACCCTGCGCACCGCGCTAACACAAGCAATCCCCGCACTGGCTGCCGACCCCGAGCGGCTGACTGTCTTCGTGGATCAAGGCTCGGTGAATGCCGTCTCGACGGCGAGCGCATCGTTCACTTATCGATATAAGCTGAACGTCCTGTTGATGGACTTCGTCGGGGACCCGGACGTGGTCATGATCGCCTTGCTCGAATGGGCGCGTCAGCACGAGCCGGATTTGCTCGCCACGGGGAACGACGACGACACGCTCTCGTTCGAAGTCGATATGCTCAGCAACGATACTTATGATCTCGCGATCAAGCTGTCGTTGACGGAAAGCATCGTCGTTTCGAAAGGAGAGGACGGTAAGCACGTCATCACCCATTCGGAAGCGCCGCGTTGGGATGAATGGTGTGCGTCATGACTGACGACATCCTTGCTCTCGAAGAACTGGCCCGAGGCATGCTGGCAAGGCTGTCGACGGGTCAGAGGCGGACCGTCACAAAGGATATCGCGCATGAGCTGCGACGTTCTCAGCAGGCTCGGATCGCCGCGCAGCGTAACCCCGATGGGAGTGCGTACGTGCCGCGCAAGGCGTCGCGCTCCAAAGCACCCACAAAGGGCAAGAAAGGGTTACGGCAGCGGCGGTTGACGGTCAAGCAGCAAGCCATGTTTCGCAAGCTGCGCACGGCGTCGCACCTGAAGATGAAATCCGATGCGAGCGGCCTGGAAATCGGCTTTGCGGGACGTGTGGCGCGGATTGCGCGAGTGCACCAGGAAGGGGGAACGACGGTAGTGGCCACAGGCGGACCGAGACATCGTTATGCGCAACGGACGTTGTTGGGCTTGGCGGCGGCAGATGTGGCGCTGGTTAGGAATCGATTGCTCGCACACATCGGCGCCTGAGCCACTCTTTGTAATAGCTCGGCACACCGCTCGTCCGATGCATCGCGGCAAGCGGCCGAACGCTTCCGGAATTCGATGGCGCGGCGCGCGATGGCGAGTATCACTCGAGCGCGCCAGCGTGAGCCGGTGTGATGGAGAATCGCATGCCCATCGCACCAACCAATTTTTGAATGGTTTCGTACCGGGGCTTGGCTTCCCCGGCGAGCGCTTTGTAAAGGCTCTCTCGCCCCATTCCCACGTCTTTTGCGATAGCCGTCATGCCGCGCGCCTTGGCGACGTCACCAAGCGCTCTGATGAAGACAGCAGGATCATCGTGTTCGAGTGATGCCGTCAGAAACTCGGCGATCATTTCCTCGCTGTCGAGGAACTCGGACGGATCAAATTCGGTGAAGTTCGTCATTCTCGAATCTCCTTCGCCATGCCGATAGCGGCGGCGATATCACGGGATTGCGTCGATTTATCGCCGCCAACGAGCAGGAAATAAACGGTGCTGCCGCGCCGCGTGTAATACACCCGATATCCCGGACCGAAGTGGATTCGCATTTCATACACCCCGTCTTGAATCGGCTTGGTGTCACCAAAATGCCCATCCCGCGCCGCGGCAATGCGGGCAACAATGCGCGCACGACCACGGATATCACGGAGCTTACGCAGCCAGTCTTTGAATGCGTCCGACGCTTGAATCGTATTCATGGATTTAATTGTATCCTACAGGATACGAAAGTCAAGCTTTGGGCGTGCTCCTTTCGACACGCCACATGGATTAGGTTTTATTTGCCGAGCCCACGGCCGTCAACCGTGAAACAGCGGCCCCATGGTACGCCTGACTCAGCTCGCACCCAATCCACTTAAGCCCGGCCTCTTTCGCTGCCACCAGAAACGTCCCGGCGCCTGCGAACAAATCGCACACCACGCCGCCCGGCGGCGCCAGCTTCACGACCTCACGTGCCAAGTCGAGCGGTTTTTCCGTAACGTGCTGCTTTGGCAACGTCAACGAACACGGAAACACGCCAGGCAGATACACGTCGGCGGCCCGCATCGCCCCTTTGCTCGCCCACACGATAAATTCCGCCTGCTGCTTGAACCCGCCCCGTCGCGGCCGCGCCCGATGCGGGGTCTTGTCCCACACGGCAATGCCGCGTTGAATCAGCCCGGCCGCTTGGATGGCATCGGTGAGCGCCGGTAATTGCCGCCAGTCGATGAAGCACACCGCCAAGCCTCCCGGTACCAGCGCGCGCCGCATCTCCGACAGCCAGCCGTGGCACCAAAACGACCAGGAGCGCTGGTCCATTCCATCGAACTCAAAGTCTTCGTATTTCTGCTTGGTCGTGCCCGATATGTATTTCTGAGACGGCGGCTGAGCACGCGCGCCGGCATGCAGCCCACCGGAGCAATACGGTGGATCGGTAAACAACATATCGATCGAATCGTCGAGCAGTGATCTTGCGAATGGCAATGCGTCTTCGCGGTACAACTGGTTGAGTTTCGGTATGCCCTCTCGCGCCAGGCGCATGGTGTTGTTTTCGTGCATTCGTGATTCCAGCCTTCCTGCATAACGCGCCGTGACTTACGGCGTGACCCATTGTTCCGTGGTTCATTGGACACGTTCAGCCTTCTCGGATTGTCCCCGGCGCGTCCACAAAACGCCTTGCTCGCTTCGCGCGCACGCCGTCGGCAAGATGGCCTATATGGACATGAACGAATCCCGCCGACTTATCCGCAACCTGATCCGCAAGGGCCACATCCTTGCTGTCGATCACGCGCATGCGCTTTGCCGTGTCGCCGTGGGCGATACGCAGCGTGACGATGAGGGGTTAAAGACAAACTGGCTCCCGTGGTTGGCCGCGACCGCTGGCACGACGCGGGAATGGTTGCCGCCGACGCAAGGCGAGCAGGTTCTTCTGCTATGCCCGACCGGTGATCCAGCGCAAGGCGTGGTCCTGCGCGGTTTGTATTCCGATGACGCCCCATCACCTAGCCGCGACGACCGAGCACATGTACGTGTCTATCCAGACGGCGCACGCATCGCGTATCACCATCAATCACATCAGCTCGACGTGGTGCTTCCTGGTGGGGCGTCAATCAATATCACTGCGCCTGACACCGTCACGATCACCACGTCCAAAGCAGCGATCAATGCCGATGATGTAACGATCAACGCCAAGCAAACAACTTGCAATGGCGGCCTACTCGTCAAAGGCCCTTTCGCATTCGAATCCGGCATATCCGGTAAAGGCGGCGCAGGCAACGCTGCGATGAAAATCGACGGCGGCGCGGAATTCACCAAGGACGTCGTTGCCGGAGGTGTCAGTCTGATTGACCACCCGCATATGGCCCAGGGCGAGAATGCCAAGACCTCGAAACCCATCGGCGGTGCAGCATGACCGGCATGGACGCGAACACGGGCCTTGCAATCGAAGGCCATGCCCATCTGCTGCAATCCATTGAAAGAATCCTCACGACACCAATTGGCACCCGTGTTCAGCGTCGATCGTTTGGCGCAGCCATGTCTGACTTGGTTGACGCCCCGAACAATGGCGCGATCCGCCTGCGTCTGTACGCTGCCGTGGCATCGGCATTGATTCGCTGGGAGCCGCGTCTCATCGTGACACGCGTATCGATGTCGGACACCGCGACGGCGGCACATGGCACGCAATCGGTCGACATCGAAGGCCGGGTAGTAGAGAACAATAGACCGCTGGCAACACACGTAGACCTTATGCATCAACCGAGCAACACGGTATGAAGGGCGCACCCATTGACCTTTCTCGTCTGCCCGCACCGGAGATAGTCGAGACCTTATCGTTCGAATCAATTCTTGCGCAACGTAAAGCACGGCTCATCTCGCTTTACCCTGCCGAGCAGCGCGCAAAGGTCGCAATGGCATTGGAACTTGAATCCGAGCCGATGCACGTCCTGTTGCAGGAGAACGCCTATCGGGAGGTGTCGTTGCGCCAACGTGTCAACGACGCGGCCCGCGCGCTCCTGCTTGCCTACGCCCGTGGTGGGGACTTAGAGCATCTAGCCGCGTTAATGGGCGTAGAACGGCAGGTGATCATCCCAGCCCAGCCGGATAAAGGCCTCGACACCGTTCGCGAGCCCGACGAAGCCTTGCGAGAACGCACGCAACTCGCGCCGCAAGGCTTTTCCGTGGCTGGTCCCGAAGCCGCCTATCGCAAGCACGCGAGAGACGCCGACGGACGCGTGCTGGACGCATCCGTCATCAGCCCTGCACCGTGCGAAGTGCAAGTAACGATCCTCTCGCGCGAGCCGGGCGGCAAAGCGAGCGACAATCTGATACAGATCGTCGCCACCAAGCTCCAATCCGGTGAAATCCGCCCGCTGACTGACAAGGTCAGCGTCCGTTCCGCGCAGATCATCGACTATGCAATCCGTGCGGCATTGCATTGTTTCCCTGGTCCCGATGCACGCGTTGTTTTGCAGCACGCGCAGAAACGCCTTGCGCGCTACATCGCCACCACACACCGACTCGGGCGCGCGATCACCTTGTCCGGCATCTACGCGGCGTTGCACGTCGATGGGGTTGCCCGCGTCGCGTTGGCCGAGCCAACTGCCGATATTGACGTACCTACGACGCATGCCGCCCGATGCACGCACACCGATGTCACTTTGGGAGACATCCGTGCTTGACCTGCTACCGCCAAACGCCACACCAACGGAACGCCGTCTCGCGCAAACGCTTTCCGCCATCGACGACATACCGACTCCGCTGCGCGAACTGGTAAAGCCCGCGTCGATACCCGTCTCGCTGCTTCCCTGGCTAGCCTGGCAACTAGGCGTCGATCACTGGCAAGACTATTGGCCGGAACACGTGAAGCGTGCCCGCGTGGCTGCCGCCATTCCCATCGCCCGCAAGAAAGGCACGGCCGCCGCCGTACGTGACGCAGTGGCCGCATTCGGTGCGCATGTCGTGTTACGCGAGTGGTTTGAGCTTACCCCGCCTGGTGCGCCAGGCACGTTCGAAGTGACGCTGTCGATAGCCGGCGAGAAGGAAGCTAGCCCTACCGCGCGCCTGATCGCCGATATCACCGCCGAGATAGAACGCACAAAAAACGTGCGCTCGCATTTTGTCGTCAAGCTGGGTGTCCAGGCCAGCGCCGGCGTCGGCATCGTCGCAGTCATGCGCTCGGCGATCTATGCGCGTTTGCAACTGAGAGCCGCCTGACATGGCCGAAATCGTCCTTACTCTCACCAAGCGCGGCCGAAACGCGCTGTTGAACGCCGCAAGAGACGGCACGACCGCGCGGCGCGTGTCATACATCGGTCTCGCCAGCGCAGCCTTCGCGGCCTCCGACGAGATCGATGCCGTACCCAGCGAACACAAACGCCTGACGACGTTCGCCGGAGACAACGTTGGCGATGACACGATTCACATCACGATTCAGGACGTGACGCACGATCAGTATTCCCTGTTCGGCTTCGGCTTGTATCTCGATGACGGCACGCTCCTAGGCTCCTATAGCCAGGAGCGCGCCATCCTGGAAAAGGCACCGTCCGCAATCCTGCTTCTCACCACCGATATTCGGCTCACCGAAATCGGTGCGGCAACGCTTACTTTCGGCGATACGACGTTTCTGAACCCACCCGCGACGACCGAGCGGCAAGGCGTCGTGGAACTGGCTACTGCCGAGGAAGCAGCTGCCGGAGCGGACAATCAAAGGGCGCTGACGCCTGCTGTCGTTCGTCCCTTGCTTGAGCGCAAGGCATCGCTGTCTGGAGCCCGTTTCACCGGGCCTGTGACGATGAGCAAGGCATTGCAGTTTGAGGTGCATGGTGGCGCCGATCATAACCACATTGGCCCTGGCTCAGACGGCGCGACGAACACGGCCAACAACATCGCCATTCGTTCTTGGTGGGGCGTTGGCATCGGCCCTAGCTGCAACACTGGCAGTGTGCCGATGAGCGAATTTTCCCATTGGTTCGACGCACGCAACGGCGATGCGACATTCCGTGGCCGTCTGTTCGTTGATGACCACATTCAGACACGGACGCGGTTGCCCGGTGACGCATCAAAATGCGTCGCGACGACCGAGTTCGTCACCTCGGCCATTCGCAGTGCCTGTGTCGGTCAAATCTTTTTCGAGGCACGTGCCGACGCGCGAGCCGGCGATTTGAAATTGTGCGGCTTGCTAATCGGTCGAGCCGACTTCCCTGCTCTATGGACCTATGCGCAGCAGTCAGGCGCGTTGGTTTCAGACGAAGCATGGCAGAACGGACGGCAAGGCTGTTTCTCTGACGGTGATGGTGTTTCGACCTTCCGTATCCCTGACGTCCGTGGCGAATTTTTGCGTGCACTGGACAACGATCGCGGCGTAGACCCGGATAGACAAATAGGTAGCCGACAAGACAGCCAAAACAAGGCACATGCACACACAGCAACAACGGCGCCAGCTGGCAACCATGGGCACGGCGGTCATACCGACGTGCAAGGTTTGCACAGCCATGGTGTCTCACGCCATGGCTTCATACACGGTATCGACCAAGGTCGTGACGGTGCAGAAGTAACAAATGCCGGATCTGGGGGGCCTGCAATTACGTCCGCCGAGGGTGCCCACGCACACCATCTGATTATCCATGCCGCCCCTGACCACCAACACCCGGTTACCGTTGCCGCCGAGGGCGGCCATGAAAGCCGCCCGCCAAACGTTGCCTTTCTCGCGGTGATCCGCGCCTTGTAACCAGGAACAGAACCATGCTGACCCACCACTACGATGCAAGCACAGGCCAATATCTAAGCAGCAGCCTACCCACCGAAAACCCGGTCAAGCCTGGGGACTGGCTGGTTCCCGCATCGGCCACACTGCTTGCCTTGCCGGAACGCATGCCTCATACGTGGCCTTTCTTTCGCAATAACGCTTGGACGATGTTGCCAGACTATCGCGGGCAAACCCTGTACCGCTGTGACAACGGCGCACGCACCGAAATTCTCAGGCCCGGAGTCTCTCCGGTCGAGCTGGGTCTGACCGACCAGCCGCGACCTTCCGAAATGCACGTATGGGTAGGAGACAAGTGGGTGCCGGACCCCGCGATCGTGCGTCAACAGCAACGCGACAAGGCAGCAACGGCAATTTATCGCGCACTTGAAGTAGCGCATAAAGCCAATCTCGGCAAAGCCGATGCCATGGCGGCTGGTTTGCTCGATGAGGCGCAGATTCAGTCCTTCAAAGTCTGGTCCGCGTATCAATTGGCCCTAGTCCGCGAACTAGACAAGCCCGACTTTCCGGACAACGTGCAGTTGCCCGACGCGCCCGTTTCGCTCATCCATACCGCCAAGTAGGAGCCAACATGCCCCAGGACTATCACCACGGCGTCCGTGTACAGGAAATCACGGCTGGCCCGCGCCCCATTCGTACGGTATCGACATCCATCATCGGTGTAGTGTGTACCGCACCGGATGCCGACGCGACTACCTTCCCGCTCGACACCCCGGTTCTGGTCACCGACGTCGTCGCGGCATTAACCAAATCTGGCAAAGAAGGCACACTTCGCAAAACACTCGACGCGATTGGCAAGCAGACCCGTGCGGTAACGGTAGTCGTGCGCGTCGCTCACGACACCGATGCCGCGCAGGTCACGTCCAACACAATCGGCACCGTCGATGCCGACGGCAAATACAGCGGGCTCAAAGCCCTGCTTGTTGCAGAGGCTAAGCTGGGTGTCAAGCCGCGTATCCTCGCCGCCCCCGGCCTCGACACGCAGGCGGTAGCAACAGCGCTGGCAACCACCGCGCAATCACTACGCGCCTTCGCCTACGTCTCGGCAAATGGCGCGAAGACGAAGGAAGCCGCCACGACGTATGCCAAGCAATTCGGTCAACGAGAGGTAATGGTCATATGGCCTGATTTCATCGCATGGGATGACACGGCAAACGCGGCCGTCACGGTGCCAGCCACCGCATACGCCGTTGGCCTGCGCTCGAAGATCGATAACGATATCGGTTGGCACAAGACACTATCGAACGTCCCGGTCAACGGCGTGGTCGGCATCAGCCATGACGTGTTCTTCAGTCTGCAAGATCCCGCAACCGATGCCGGGTATCTCAACGAGCAGAACGTCACCACGCTGATTAATCGCGACGGCTACCGATTCTGGGGCTCGCGCACGGTGTCGTCGGACGTGTTGTTCGCCTTCGAGAACTACACGCGCACTGCGCAAGTCATCGCCGACTCCATTGCTGAAGCGCAGATGCCGGTGGTCGATGGCCCGCTCAATCCCTCCCTGGCCCGAGACATTATCGAGGGAATCAATGGCAAATTCCGCGAATGGATCTCGCTTGGTTACTTAATCGGCGGTACATCGTGGTATGACCCCGACCCCAATAACACGGCGGTCCTACAGTCGGGCAAGACTTATATCGACTACGACTACACGCCGGTACCGCCGCTGGAAAACCTGCTGCTGCGCCAGCGCATCACTGCGCGCTATCTGGCGGACTTCGCCTCACGCATCACTGCCTAATAGGAGATTCGAACCATGGGCATGCCCCGAGTACTCAAGGGATTCAATCTCTTCCACAACGCCGTGAACTTCGCCTGTCAGACAAAGGAAATCACGCTACCGAAGCTGTCTCGAAAGATGGAGGAATACCAAGGCGGCGGCATGAGCGGCCCCATTCAGATCGACTACGGCCAGGAAGCGATACAGCTCGAATGGACGTGCGCCGGTTTTATGCGGGACGTGATCGCGCAATACGGCATCACGAAACATGATGGCGTGTTGCTCCGGTTTGCCGGCGGCTATCAGGCGGAAGACACGGATGCATGTGACTCCGTCGAAATTGTCGTAAAGGGCCGTCATAAAGAAATCGACCTCGGCAGTGCAAAAGCACGCGAACAGAGTGACTTCAAGGTAACGACGGTCGCCAGCTATTACAAATTGAGTGTCAATGGCGAGGAATTACTCGAGTTCGACTTCGTCAACATGGTCGAACGAATCAACGGCAACGATGTACTTGCCGGCCTGCGCAAGGCCATTGGCCTGTAACGCGGTACCCACTTATAACTGGAGCATCACATGAGCAGCCACACCCACAGCATCGATGACACAACAGCCCACTCCACGCCTGACCCATTAAGGCACGACCTGGACACACCGCTGCAACGCGGCGACCAGCGCATCACCTCAGTGACGTTGCGTCGGCCAAACGCCGGGGCGCTGCGCGGCACTGCACTCACCGATCTCGCCACGCTGAACGTGGCAGCGCTGCAGAAAGTCCTGCCGCGCATCAGTACGCCAACCTTGACCGAGCAAGACGTGGCGAATCTCGACCCGGCCGACCTGATTCAGTTGGGAGGCATCTTCGCCGGTTTTTTGCTGACGAAGGCCGAACGGCTGAAAGCGGACTTGCCGATTGCGTAGAAGACGCCATGGCCGATATTGCAGTGATCTTTCATTGGTCTCCACCGGTCATGGATCAGTTCGGATTGGCCGAATTGATGTGCTGGCGCGAACGCGCACGCGCACGCGCACGCTGCGGCGATGGTGACGGCGAAACCTGAATCAACAAGGAAGGCATGAATGGACAACACCCTGAAGCTGCGCGTGGTCTTCGACATGCTCGACAAGGTCACGCGGCCGTTGAAAGCGGTGACGTCCAGTAGTCGGAAGGTGTCGGACGCGCTGAAGCAGACCCAGCAGCGCATGGCAAAACTCGACCAGGCGCAGAAGAACATCGCTACTTTTCGTGAATTGAAACGTGGCCTGGCCGACTCGCAGAAACAGATGTCTGCCGCACAAGCCCGCGCCACAGCGTTAGGGGCAGCGCTGCAACGCACGGCCGCACCGTCGCGCAAGCTACGCGCGGAATTCGACAGGGCCAAATACGCAGCAGCCCAAACAGCGGCCGCACATGCGAACCAAGCAGGCCGGCTGACGATACTTCGCGACAAGTTGAAGCAGGCCGGTATCGGCACCACCGAACTGAGCAGACACGAACGTACGCTTCGCCACGACATTGCCGCAACCTCAACCGCCCTCGCGACGCAAACCAGACGGCTGGAAGCGCTTGCGGCGAAAGAGCAACGCGTGGCCGCCGCCCGTGAGCGAATGCAGGCATCGCAACGTCGTGCCGGTGTGATCGCTGGCGTCGGTGCGACAAGCGCCGCGATGGGCGGTGGCGCGTTACTTGGGGCGCGCGGTCTACTCGCACCAGGTGTCAGCTTCGACGCGGCCATGTCGAAGGTGCAGGCCCTGACCAGACTGGATGCAAACGCCGCGCAATTGAAAGCGTTGCGTGACCAATCACGCGCCCTGGGAGCATCCACCAGTTACACCGCAACCCAGGCAGCAGAGGGACAAGGGTTCCTGGCAATGGCCGGTTTCAAGGGGAGCGATATCCTCACCGCCATGCCAAGCGTGCTGTCCATGGCAAAAGCGGGTGACACCGAGCTGGCCCGCGCCGCTGATATCTCATCCAACATCATGAGCGGCTTCAGTCTTGCGGCAGCGGAGATGCCGCGCGTTGCCGACGTGCTCACAGGCACCTTCACGACGTCGAACACCAACCTGGAGATGCTCGGCGAATCGATGAAATACGTCGCGCCGGTTGCCAAGTCAGTCGGTTACTCGTTGGAGCAAACCGCCGCATCAGTGGGATTGCTCGGCAATGCGGGGATCCAGGGTAGTCAGGCCGGCACCACCCTTCGCACCATGCTCATCCGTCTATCCGCGCCTTCCAGCCAAGCATCGGCGGCATTGAAGGCGTTGAACGTGAGCGCTACCGATGCGACGGGAAACCTTCGAAGCGTGCCGTCGATCTTGCAGGATGTCGCGAAAGCAACGGAAAAGATGGGCTCGGCGAAGCGCCTGGGATACCTGACCCATATCTTCGGACGCGAAGCGGCATCCGGTATGGCGGAACTGATCAACCAGCAAGGGGCCGACGCCATCGGCAAATACGCGGCCGAGCTTGAACGCTCCGCAGGCGTTGCCCAGCGCACCGCGGCCATCATGTCGGAAAACCTGAAGGGCGACCTGCTGACGGCGCGTTCAGCGTGGGAAGATCTCGGCATCACCATCATGGATCGCGTCGATGCCCCGCTCCGATCATTGACGCAGCGTCTTACCGGCTGTATTCGGACGATAAGCGAGTGGGCACAGCGCAATCCGCTACTCGCCGGGACACTGACCAAAGTCGCACTTGGTGCCGCCGCGTTGACCGCTATGGCAGGCACGTTGGCACTCGCGGTCGCCGCCATGCTCGGCCCCTTTGCCGCTGCGCGATTTGCGTTACGGTTGCTTGGCCTGCAAGCAGGCATGCTCCTCAGTCCGCTTCGCTTGCTGGGTGGCGCCATCAGGCTACTTGGCACCGGCCTAGTTTTCTTCGGTAAAGCCGCAGTCATCGCAGGACGCGCCATGCTGATGACACCGATCGGCCTCGCGATCACCGCGATTATCGGCCTTGCATATCTGCTATGGCGTCATTGGGATTGGGTCTGCGCCAGCTTAGCGACCTTATGGAGCGGTACAGCCGGCATCTTGTCGGGCATCGGGACGATCCTGGCCGGGGCCTGGCGCACTGGCCTTGCAGGCGCGCGAGCCACGCTGACGGGATGGATGGACGGCATTGCCGGACTATTCAACCGATTCGTTGATATCGGTGCCCACCTGGTCAGTGGTATTGCGCAAGGCATTCAGCGCAGTTTTGGACAGGTCAAAGCCGCGATCGAGAAACTGTCGACGTCGGCGGTTGGCTGGTTCAAGGACAAACTCGGCATCCGGAGCCCTAGCCGGGTGTTTGCGAGCCTTGGTGGATATGTTGGCGAGGGTGCGGCGCTGGGTATCACCGCGCAGCACGTACGCGTGGCGAAAGCAGCAACAGGGCTTGCGACAGCCGCCGTCACGGCGTTTGGAAGCCCCGCCCTTGCCAAGGCATCCCAAACAGGGCAAAACGCCGTCACGCCGCTGATTCAGCACGCGATACCGATTGACCGACGTGCGCCGCTGGGAAAATCCTCCAAAGCAGAAGCAGCCGGTGGCGCGGCCCCGCAAATAACGTTGAACCTCTATCCCCCGGCGGGTGCCGATACCGCGGAAATAATGCGCCTTGTCCGCCGTGAGCTGCGTCAGGAACTGGCTCGACACGAACAGGCCAAACAAGCGCGCGTCCGATCGCGACTCACGGATTAAAGGAGGCGAAACGCCATGCTCATGTCCCTTGATCAATTCGTGTTCAGCCTGACGACAGCCCCATTTCAGGAATTGCAACGGCAGCGCAACTGGAAGCACCGCACAAGCCCTCGGATTGGCGCGCGGGATGCCAGCCAATTCACCGGCCCAGGCGACGACACCATCACGCTGACCGGTTTGATCGCGCCGGAGACAATCGGCTCGTCGGCATCGCTCGACCGCCTAGCGAGAATGGCCGACGACGGCGACGCTTACGTGCTGGTTGATGGGCTCGGCAATGTCTACGGTGCCTACGTCATCGAAAGCCTGAACGAGACGCAGACCTATCATACGAAGGAAGGCATTCCCCGACGCATCGACTTCACGATGACGCTCAAGCGCGTGGACGATCGCGCCTTGTCAGCGGACCGGCAAGCGTGATCATGGACACGCCCGGAGACAACACCGCAGCACAACCACGCAAGCGCCTCCAGCCCGCAGCGGATTACCGGATCACGTTCGACGGTCGAGACTTGTCCCCTATCATCTCTCCCCGCCTCGTCAGCCTGAGCCTCACCGAATCGCGAGCAGACGAAGCCGATACGCTCGACCTGGTGCTGGACGACAGCGACAACGCGCTGGCCATTCCCAAACGGGGCGTCACAATCCGCCTGTCGCTGGGCTGGCGCGGTGAAGTGCTGATGGACAAGGGAGCCTTCATCGTTGATGAAGTCGAGCACGGCGGTGCGCCTGACACGCTGACGGTCCGCGCCCGCTCTGCGTCGATGACCGCGGCATTACGAGAGCGACGCGAGCGCAGCTGGCACGATCAATCGCTTGCGTCGATCGCACGGAGCATTGCAATACGGCATGGCTTGAAGCCAGCCGTCGCGAACGCTTTGGAGCAGATCGTCATCGCACATATTGATCAAACCCAGGAAAGTGATATCGCGTTTCTAACCCGGCTGGCAAAACGCTACGACGCGGTGACGACGGTCAAGGATTTGAGGCTCTTGATGATGCCAATCGGCGCTGGCAAGACGGCCAGCGGCAAGCCATTGCCAACGCTCACCCTCACCCGCGCCTCCGGAGATCAGCATCGATATCACGTGTCCCAGCGCGAAAGCTACACGGCGGTGCGTGCATACTGGCATTCAAATGGCAAAGCGGCGCGTCAATCCGTGTTGATTGGCGAGCAGGACCGCAAAAGCGTCAAAGTGCTTCCCGATGAATATCCGACCGAAGCGGATGCCCGCCGCGCGGCCGAGGCGGATTTTGCCCGTACACAGCGCAGCCAGGCCACGATGTCGTACACCATGGCACGTGGCAATGCGAGTGTATTTCCGGAGATGCCTGTCGAGGTGGCAGGATTCAAAGACGAGATCAACGACACGCTCTGGCTGATCAAGCAGGTCAGCCATACGATTGCCGACGGTGGCTTTGTCACTACGCTGGAACTGGAAGTCAGTGGGGATTTGACGACTAGACGGCACAGGTCGCGGTTTCGGCGTTCCGGTTGACGCGGACACGGCTAGGCGAAGCGCTTAGATTGCCGATGCTTTTCGAAACGCCACTTGGACAGTCTCACGCCACGCCCAGGAATACCAACAGCGATCGATTGACGGCCATTAAAACATCGTCTTCGAGTTGACCAATCACCGCGCCGATTTTTTTTCTACGCACGGTGAAAATCTTGTCCACCACAATTTGCGATTGCATGCGCAAGCCGTTTTCCGCCGAAGGCTGCACCATGACTCGCAGCAACGGCGCGTCGATAATCTCGCTCGACAGGGCCATTACCGCGACACTTGGATGTTGCGCGAATAAATCAGATTGAATAACCAGCGCTGGTCGCGCCTTACCAAAATCTCCTTGCAACGCGATCGTAACGATACTGCCACGCTTCATTCCCATTCATCCTCAGAAGCGCTTTCGACGAACTCAGTCAACTCCTGTTCCGAAGTGCTGTGCGCAACCACCTGTGATTGCCGGATACACTCCTCGGCAAATCCCGCGCGTCTCGTGTCAGGTACCCAAATCTGGATCGGGCGCAGCCCGGAGGCGCGAAGATTCTGACGATGTGTACGTACACGGTCATTCAATGTTGTTGGCATGCCGCCCTCCGTTACATGAAACAAAGTATAGAGCGTTTCATGTAACGCAACAAGCTTTGGGCGATCCCGCATCAATAATCAAGTAATTTCAGAATTTTTGTCCTGCTGATTTTCGGGGCATGAAATGAAGTGCAGGATATTTTATGCCAAAAAAAACAGCTTTAATTTACTCATTTACTAACAGAGCGATCGATTTACATTTCTCGAGTGATTCTGTAGTAGTGTCAATGATACCGTATCGATATTTACAATAATCCTCAAGAAATTTACGCGTTTTCTCCGGCATTTCATTAACCGGCAAAGGATCCCCTTCATTTGCAAAAGGATTAACGAATTCTCTGCGAAAAGTAGGAAATTTTTTAAAGAAATAGACATCGTGCGTTTCGTGATCAATTCGCGAGACAAAATATCCAACGTATAGATTCCAAAAAATACATATCAATAAAAAAAACACAGAAAATATAACCGTTTTTTTATATTTCATGATGCCTTGGCAGAAGGGGCTGAAAATGCCAGCTTATTCCTAAGTAATTTCACAACATCCATGCCTATATTTCCGGGACATGCGCGCCCTAAATTATTGGCAAGCTTTTGATATTCTCGATGACCGCCGAGACGAGTAATATTAAAAAACTCTTTTAGCACACCGCACAAAGCCGTTACGGCTTGCACCTGTAATTCCGTGGGCTTGTCATGCCTTACAATTGCTTGGTCAATTAATATATCTCTTAGTTCATACATTTTTTTAAAAAATGAATCAGACTTGTATTCTTGCTCGTAAGCTTCACCCGCTTGAACAAAATCCGCTAAAAATACAATTCCAATTTTCCCAGTATTATCGTGCAGTACATGCTCCCCGAAAAATCGAATGTCCCTCGCCTCGTATATTTCACCTTGGCACGAAACCGCATAATGATATCCAATATCATGAAAACCATCACTGCCGGCCATATCTTCAGCTTGTGCACGACGTATTTCGTCAATCGATGGCGCACCACACGAATAGCTACGTCCCGCATGGTGAATCACAATATCGTGGTAATCCCAGTTGCTAGGTCGCATGCCACTCTGTCCTGGCTTCGCATGCCAGCTCGATCGCTCGATTAGGCGGTATCCTCGGTGCGCGAGGGTCGTGATAATCGCTTGACGTGTTGCAGCACGATCATTAACAGGTATAGCAGCGACATCCTCTGCCTTATAGTTGCTTACGGCCTGCGCCGTACTCCAATGCTCAGGCGTGTAATGATATTCCGAGTCGCTCATTTCAAATCTTGCTGTGCGTAAGCTGGGTTTTCGGCGAGTTGAACACCAAGTGGACACTCACGTCACTGCCCGGTTTCGCATCCACATGTGCATATCCTGTACCATCGGTCACGCCTTTTTTCGTCTGCCCGTTCACCAAAGCGACGTACTCGCGATTGGCTAGCGGCTCGCCGGTTTCACTGTCGGTGAAAAGGAATTTGCGTCCCACTGATGGATCCGGCGCGACCTGATCTTTTAAGCCAAGCCACGAGCCGTATCCTTGACCTACCACGGCTTCACCGCTCATGGTTTCGGACATATTGGATAGGGAATGAATCAGCTTGGGTTTCGATTCACAAGCACATGCACATAGGTCGTCATTCAACGCAGGCCGCTTCTTCATGATCGTCACTTTGTGACGCGGTCCGTCGCACACAATGTAGCCTATCGTATTACATACCGGACAGCTCACAGGATCGCCTTCCATGGCCCTATTTCTGCCCATGTTGGTTCCGAACCCTGACGTGGCATTGACGGTGCCACCGGCTGTGGTCTTGTCGCCATCAAAGATGTAGTAGCGGATCATCTCGATATTTTTTCTCAATATTCTTGCGAAGTATAAATTAGAATAACCGCATGACTGATGAAATGAGAGAAGAACGTTATGTTCTTTGACGATTAATTATTGGACAAACTGAAATATCAGTCCGGTGATTACATCAAGCAGGTGCACCGTGGTTAGCGACCTAGTGAATACGAGAGGTAGTGAACTATAAGAGCCCAAAATAGGACTCGCCTATTAAGAAACTGTTCCTGTCCAAAAGGCAATGTCGCTATATCGGCCTGGGCGGACGCTCGGCGCAGACGCTACCAATGTCCGAAGCCGGCTAGTCAGCGGTCGTTAATGATACGGATGATGAAATCCTCAGACGAAGGTCGCTTATCGTCCCTCAGCGGACACCGGCGTCTACCCATTGCGGTCACTCGCGCGGCACCGAACAAGGTTTGAAAGGATCAGCATGGGCTCGTAATCAAACACATCCAGCGCGATTTTACCTGGATAAATTGTCTGCCGATGAGGCGTGATCGATTTTGCTCTGACTGGGCAACCGCCCGCAAGCTCCTGCAACGCGATAGGAATCATTGCATCGAGAGCTTTTTTAACCTCTTCTGCGATCGGGCGCAATTATGGAGAAAAGGCGCGGCGCGAGACTATAATGCGTTATATGTATGCTCCTCCTAATCAAAATATAACTATGGCTTATCTACACGAAGTCTTCCAGCTATCAGGCGTTCCAACTATTACATTTGTTGAGCCGGAAAAGTATCAGGATTTGCTGGTATCTATGAGGACGCCCGGCCGATGTATGGTCCTTGAGGGGCCCTCCGGCATCGGGAAGAGTACGATGGTCGAGAAAATTATGGAGCAACTTGGCCTGAAGGATTCAAGCCTGTCACTCAGCGCAAGAAAGGAAGCGGATATTTCCTTAATCGAAGCTCTACCGGACATGGGCGAAATCGGAACTGTTATTATTGATGATTTTCACCGGTTGCCCGAACCGATCAAGGCGCGCGTTTCCGATTTTATGAAGATTTTGGCCGACTCATCAAGCGCAAGCTCCAAGTTAGTCTTAATAGGAATTAATAAGGCAGGACAGCAATTAGTAAAATACGCCCATGATCTTGGGTTGCGGATTGACGTGTTCAAGCTTGAATCGAACTCGGACGAAAAGGTCGAAAATCTAATCTCGCTTGGTGAGGTCGCTCTGAATGTTACGTTCGACTATAAAAAAGCCATTGCGGAACGTGCGGAAGGCAGCTTTCAAATCGCACAACTCTTGTGCCATAAGCTTTGCACCTCCAGTCACATCGTTGAAACGCAGCAAGATAAAGGTGAAATTAAGACCTCACTCGATTTTGTCGTTGAAGAGGTAATGATCGATCTAGAGCGGATTTTTAAGGTCCCAGCCATGACATTCGCTAGAGGATCAAAACTTCGCAAGGAAGGTCGGGCGCCATACCTTCACATATTGCGTTGGCTCGCCATGGGAGATGACTGGTCTCTGGACTTAAGCGAGGCTATGAACAAATACCCTGAGAATAAAGCTAGTATTGGTCAGGTCTTAGAGAAGGGTTACTTAGTCGCCCTCCTGAATGACCCCGAGAAGGGGCCTATTTTGGCGCCGTACTTCCACTTCGAGTCCTCGACTAGCATTTTGAGTGTGGAGGACCCGCGACTTGTTTTCTATTTGAAAAATATCGTCTGGAGAGCGTTCACGCGATCAATTGGCTACAAAGCGGATTATTTTAAAAGCCGCTATGATTTCGCTCTGTCATTTGCGGGCGCTGAACGAGCGCACGCTAAAAAACTTCATGACCTACTGTCTGAGCGCGAAGTCTCATGTTTTTACGATCATGATGAGCAACATCGGATCATTGCCGCCAAGGTCGAAGAGTACCTTGCACCGATTTATCGGTCGGAAGCTCGATACGTACTCCCGCTCCTTAGCCCTAACTATCCGAACCGCATTTGGACAAAATTTGAAAGCGACCACTTTCGTGAGCGATTTGGGCAAGGTGCTGTCATCGCGATTCGATATAAAACTGCTCATGGCGGATGGATTTCAGAGGAACAGCAAGTTGGTACACTGCCTTTTGATCCGGACGGCGACGTTGACGCACAATTGGCTGAAATAGCAGAAATTTTATGCAAACGATTGATTGAAGATCGTGCGACTGGCAACGCGGCAGAAGACCAGATAGCAACGGCTGACTGACTAAAACTGTCCTTGGCATGGCTGACATGTCTTGCAGGAGCGTTGGGCCGACGTCTCCCCGGTCTTGAGTAGCGCGATGATTTCGAGTCCAATCACGTAGTCGGGAGAGTGTACCCGGTAATCTCGACTTCTCGATAAGGCCGCTTTGGCGAAAGCTTGGGGAAATGCGCCGAGCTATGTTTGGTGCGTGGCGAAGAGGCCTTGGGCATAACTGATCTTCTGTATCTCCTGATGCGAAAATGCTAGAACACACGGGGAAGAATTAGCATGTCAAACGCATCGTCGGCTAGCGCCGGTAGGCTCTATCGCATCCTGGACTTCAGCCGGGCCGTTCAGATTTTTGAGAGCGAGAGCTTGTATTTCGCGCATCCACGAACATGGGATGATCCTTACGAAGCGCGTGTCGAGCACCAAGGTAGCCATGCATTGTTCGCACAGTGCTGGTGTCAAATAGGCGTGTCAGGCGCGATGTGGCGTATCTACTCACCCACTCACATGGGGGTGAGAATCTCAACGTCAACAAAGAAGCTTTCCAATGCTGTTCAGGCGTCCATCAGGGCTCTCGGATACGGCTGGGAAGCCGGGCCAGTGAATTACTTGAGCCAGTATGACTTAAATTTCCAAGTCCGCAAAGTCACCGGCTCACTTAAGGAAAAATTTGATCTCGCCAAAGCAGTCAAGATCCTGTACATGAAGCGCGAAGCGTTCACGCATGAATCTGAATGGCGTGCGACGGTTTACTGCCCTGACGCAGACCGCGCACAGGTTCTGAAAGGAATCTCGGTGGCTGTTAATCCGCATAAGATCATCGACAGCATACTACTCGACCCTCGCGCCCCACAGGAACTGGTGGACGCGTTCACCTATTATTTTAAGGAGAAGCTGAAGTTCAAAGGCCGAGTGTCGCGTTCGGTACTCTACAAATCGCCCACGCGCATTCAACTTGTCGATTGACTACCTAACCGATCGCATGGCGGCACATAAGACGCCCTGCAGCATTGGTCGGCAAGTGGATTACCAGCCGGGTTGGGAATGACCGCTTTGCAGCGCGGCGGATGTGGCTTACGGGTGGATAGCTATTCCCCATGTCAGCATCTCAGGTCTCTAGTAGCCAATGTCAGCTGTGCGGCCGACTGCGGGCATCGGCAGAGTGGGCGCCGAATGATCGCAAAGGCCGAAATTCCGCCGTATGTTGATTGTCGCTGATTCGGCCGAAGCCGACATTGGCGCGTGGTGCATTCTCAGGCTGCAGTTCGGCGGATTGCAGGCATCGATGCATCAAGCAGCCAGACGGAACCTGCCCAGATCCGGCAAACTCGCATCAATGCCCGGTATCAGAATTCAGAGAAGTAGCAGATTAGTGCGTGCGATCTTAAACGACCTTAACGTCGAACTCCGATGTCGCTTGGCCTCTTTGAAAAACGTCCTCCGCGATGATTTACTTCAACATCCAGCATCCGTTTCCACAGAGGCCGCAGTTGCTGGTCATTCAGAGATTCAAAATCCGGAAGTTGCGTTTTGCCATCTGCGCAAACACTGCATGAATTTAAGGTATAACCACATATGACGACACTGCAAAGCAAGTCCTTAAGCTTTGAAAGAATGAGACAATTGCACGTCAACTCCCAAAAAAAGAAAGAACGATGTTAAAAACAATTGGCATATACGTTTTCTTCGGCGCGGTATGTTTGATCGGCATTGCCGTTGCCTTGTTCGCTCTAATTGGCTTATTGCTTATCCTTCACGATATCTTCATGAAGCGCCGCACGATCGCTGAGTCGATCGTAAATGCAATCACCCCCGCTTATAACGTCCTAAACGATCGCACAACGTCGTACCTATTGATCGCTCCTTGGGTAGTGTTGGGCGCGGTCAATCTACTTGTGGCAGACAAACCCGAAACTAGCCATCTTGCAGGCTACTTCGTACATGCGCTGACTTTTACTGTCGCGTTGAGCGCAGTGTTGTTACGCGTTCCGCCAGTAAATCACTTTGTGGAACATACAGCCGTAAAGATTGCTGGCTCTTTGATTCTTTCAGCATTGTTTTGGTATGCGCGAGCAAGAACCGCTGGCGACCTGACTTCAGTGTTTCACGTCGATGCAACGCTTTTCACGTTCACCTTGTACGCAGGCTCAGTGTATTGGTGCTTGGCAGTAGTTTCGGACTTTGTTCTTCGCGCAGCACGATACATAAGTTTTGTAGGTTTAGCTTTGTTCCTGATCCCTATCGGCAAGAAGTATCGTGAGCGCAAATCCGATATCTTCAACTTCGTCTTCTTCATGTGTAGTGCGTTCTCGAATCAGCTTATTGGCGTCTCCGCTCTTTCAGATTCGACCTTGCGGACCTACGCACTTTCCCACACCGCATTAACCTATGACTTCACACAAGACTATAATTGCAGAGGAGCAAAGCCAACGGACCGAGTGCTGTTCCTTGGCAACGGTTCGGACAAGGCTTTAGCTGCCGAACCTCTCGCAACGGTAGACGGTGTATATGATTACACGCATCTATTTGGACGCCCGCAATTCAAGGACTTGCCTAAAGTGGCCCTCAGAGGCGTCGTTTCATGTAATAAAGCAGTTGATTAGCGACCAGTGTGGCAAGAGGCCAAGTCGACCCCTAGGCGATACATGAGACTTTAGACCGGTATCCAATTCAAGTCACGATTGACAGGCGATTTCTGGTCGCAAAGACTACTAACAATCCCGCAAAGCCAAAGCTCATCCGCGCCGCGTTCCGATGACCGCAAAATTGCTTGCGGCGGCCACGAAGGCTTAAGTTGAACGTCCGGTTGAATCCAACCCGATAACAGGTCGGCAGCGTCAGCCCAGCAAATCAAGTTTCAATTGCAGCGTAAAACCCGCGCACGCCTTCGGACCAACTAATTGCCGTATAACCGCCGCACAATATTCCTGTCGGCCGGACACACGCCACTATTTGCAATAGCTGAAATCATCGCGAAATATACGCATTTTCACGCATTGCGCGTAGAAACTCTAAGGTTTGTAGCGTCATCTCAAGCGACAGGGTCGCGGCCCTAACCACGTCGTCTAACTCGGCGACGAAAGCAGGATAGTTCTCGCATCCTACACACGGGCCTTGGATGATTCCACTATCCACATCGGGAGCAACGACGTCCTCGCGCTTATCGTTGTAAGCGTCGACCCAAGGCATCTTTCGTAGTGACCTGAACGTGCTCATGCTGTCGGATTTTTCGACGGATGCAGACGATGGAAGGTAAGCAAGTGGTACCCGTGACGCCGCGCACTGCGCGACGCAGT